GTAATGCAAAGATATTAGCAGCAGCAGCCGCATAAGCACCAACTATTCCACCTAAGCCTTGAGCTTGTGCAGAAAATTGACGACCGCTAGCCGCAGAAGTTTGTCCAAGACGTGTTTGTGCCTTAGTAACTTGTTCAGTATCTTTAGCAACTTTACCAGCGCCTTGAGTTGTAAATTGTGTTCTTACTTCATTAATAGTTGCCAACTATCTTCCTCTCTTAGCCTTTGATAAAGACTCTTGCTGCTTAGCTTTTTGAGCATAATATTTTCCAGCTTCTGCTTCGGCTACTTTAAGTAATTCAAATACTGCTCGTCGATCATCAATTTCATAAATTTCCATAATCGACATTAATCCGCTATAATCTTTTCCCATCCAAGTACCAGACATACCCTCCCAGTTATCTGGGAGAGCGTTGAAAAGAATTAACGCCTGTTGAACATTAAGAGAAAGTTGGGATGGGTCTTTAGGCATTTGCTCTTCATCAGGTTCCCACCCCATCTGTTCACACATTTCTAAATATTGATCTAAGTTCATACCTCCTGCAAAATAAGCGTTGCGAAGGTATTCAGTTAGTTTTTTACGTCTTCCTCTTGTTTCTTCTTTGAAAATTGCTCAAAATCATTCATACAATCTGTGATGAATTGATCAAAAATAGTGGAATTTTTAAGAAGATCCAACGCATCATCTTCAGTATAATCAACATTTTCATCACCGTCCAGTGAAGAAATGTCAACAGGAAGAAGGACGGGCAAATGTTTTACTTTAAGTCCTCTCCAGCCTTTGATAGCACGTTCTGCATAGGCTTCTAAGAACTTATCATTATCCACATCTTCTTCACGTTGTCGAGTGCGTTTGTTGAATTTGTAAGTAAGTGCCCGATTACGAATCTTCATTAGATCATCACGGGTAAGATAGACTAGATGGATTTCAAAGCCATCAATTTCTGGAAACTCGACCCAAGTCTCTGTTTCCTTTGCAATTAGATTTCCGATTTTACTCATATAATTTTCCCCTCATAAGGTGAGTGCCCACCAGTTAATTTGCTTTTCATTAGGTGAGGGGAACCTATAAATTGCAAGCTGGTGGGCACTCTCTGTAAAAATGTTAATTCCCCTCAGAATTTATTTATTAAGCTACAGATTTAGTAGCAAAAATCTTAACTTCTCCGCCGTCGCCCTTAGTAGCTGTAGGCTCTTGTGCTACGAAGTTAACACTCATTGAAATAACATCATCTGTTGCAAGTTGTGGGAACTCAAACTGACAAGCATCAAGTTGGAAAGCAACTTGTGGGTCACCAGTAGAAGCACCGCCAATGATAAGGTTTGCATTAGATGTTTGTGCAGAAGAAGTTCTGCTGTCATCAGAAATATTACGTAGGAACTGAGCGCTTTCAGTGTCGCCAGCACGTAGATACATAGTAGCAGAACCAGTAACGGCACGAGTGCCAGTAAACTGACCAATAGGCGCATTAAGGGATGAAAGTTCTTCTGGTGTTAGATAGGTAATATTGTTGTTGTAGTCAAAGCTTAGTGCAGTAACTGGGAATACATACTTAACGTCTGAACCAGCTGCGCTCGGCTTATGATGGAACTCAATTTGGCTAAGACGATTCTTAATGAACGAGTTAGTGCCTGTTGAGGCTGCAACGTTAGCTGTATCGAATGGATGATAAGAATGAGCAACACCCATTACAAGGTTAGAGTTAGCAGTAACAGAGTTTCCGTCATTAAGAATACCACCAAAAGCAGCAATAGCATTGTTACGAACATCGCCTGTAAGCTCTTTTAGTGTTGTACCAAAACCAGCCCAAGTAGTTGTTGCAATTTCTTCAATACCAGCATCTACAGTAGCTTGATTAACTGTTGCATTTGATACCTGATAAACAACGTTATCTAGTTTGAAGTATAAATGATTTTCTACTGCGGTAGAAAAGTTAGAACGAGAACTATGAGAGCCTGTTGCAGCAGCAACATTAGTAGTTACTAGTTTACCGCCAGTAGACCAAACAGACTGATAATCTGTACCATCAGAAGCAGCGGTATTAGAAACTAGAGATTGCCACAAGAACCAGTCAGCAACCGGCATTACGTTACCGCTTTGGTTAGTTTTTGCGTCTGAACCATCAGCGGCGGCACCGGTTTCTACACCAGTAGGACGCATATAAACTTGGAAGTTCCAGTCAACAGGATTAATAGCGGTATTAAAACGTTGCTGAGATCTATCTGGAGTAGTGCCAGATTCAAGAGAGGTAATGTCCTGAGTAGCAGAAGATGAAGTAACAGCAAAACCAGCAAGAACCTCAAGCTTCCAAGTATTGGAAGGGGTTATGTTTGCTGCAGCAGCGCCGTTAATAATATCAACTGTTGAAAAGAACACCTCAGAGTTTCTCTGTAGATTAAGAGATGCCATAATTATTTCTCCTTATTGTAAAGTATAAAATATTTCTAATTCAATTTCGCCGAGACCATAAGGAGTAACTAACCCTTCATCTGTAGATATGTTTGATATAGTTATATCTAAAATACCTTTGTCAGAGTTATCTCCCAGGCTGTAAATAACGTGTTCGAC